GATGCTGTTGTTTGTTTGGAGCTGGCTTATAGTGTTGAGAATCTAGGCGATAAATTACCGCTTCCAGATATAAGTGGACCTCATATCTCTCATTAGAGGGCAAGATTATGCCAACCTATTACAAAAGCACCGCCATGAATCCCGGCGCTGGTATACGGAAAGGCTATCGCCACGGCGGTAGAAACCTCCGAGCCGAAGAGGCGCGGGTGATCGGGGTACAGGACAATGCCGCTGACGAGTTGCGGCGGGTCAGGGCGCGAAGGCCGAAGGACGCTTCAGAAGTGAGAGACAGACGCTCCCAGTTGGGGCGGGTTGGCTCTCGTGAGCGTAATGCCCGTGATGAAATGCGAAGACTGCGCGGGGAAGCGCGGCGCTTTCAGTACGGTGGTGGCATAGGTAGACAGATGGGTGGTATTGACTCACTACCCAGACCGCTTGGATTGTCCAGTATGATGCAACAGCAACCGCAGCGTCTTCAAGGTGGCTTCTCCAACCCGCTTGGGAGCCAGAATTCACTGCGGGCTGCTCAAGCCGCTGCACAACCGCAGCAGCTTCAAGACTACTCCAGCCGGTTAAGACAAGGGCGTGTTCCACCGATGCAGCCCCCGCGAGGCATGAACGATTACCAGCGTATGGGTTTGGAACCTTGGCGGGGACAACAGGGACAGCCTAACATTCCGCAGGGGATGCTGCGGTCTCAGGCACAAAGTGGACAAATCGGTAGTCCTCAGCAATTCAGGCCACCCAGACCTCCGATTGATCAACAAACCTTGGCTAGAATGGCAGCCGCTCAACGCCCACGCGGGGGTTTTAATGCGCCCCCCAGTCTAGTGGGACAGTCGCAAGGACGAGGAATAGCACCAGTTCAGCGCGGATCGAGTCCAAAACCTTGGTTTTCATCCACCCAAAGACCAGAGTATCTTCCTGAGAGACAGGCGCAGTTTGTTCCTTGGGCGAGAGGTGGTCGTGTTGGTCTTAAAAAAGGCGGGAGAATACCTCGCAAGAAAGGAGCGAAATTCATATGAGAAAGAAACAGGGTTATAACGCCAGACTGGATGAGTTGTTGGGTGAGCGCAACCGTAAGAAAAGCCCCGCCTCCAAAACCAAACGTACCACCAAGAGAGCGGCTACGCTCTCTCCCGACATTAACCAGCATAAGCGGATGGCGATGGGCGAGAACGTCCTTACCGGCAAGATGATCAAGAGGGCCAAGGGTGGGATGGCAGGTCGTCGTAAGGAAAGCGAAGGCATGGAGAAAGCGAAAGGTCGCCGCAAGTATGCGGCTGTTGGCACGATGGATAAAGGTAAGAAGACTAAGCAGAGAGGCGGAAGAACCGCTGCTGACAGTGCTAGAGCAGCGGCGCGTACCCACCCCCGTGGATCATGGGCCACGCGCCTCCCGCGAAGCCTGCTTAAAAAAGGTGGTAGAGCGCCTGCAACTACTGGAGTGAAGCTAAACATGGGCGCTCCAAAGGTTAAGACTATTACCGCTCGCGGTATGGGCGCAGCACTTAGAGGTGGTCAGTTCAGGGAAAACACTTAATGGCAATAGGAAAGGCGATATATCCTGTGGGCGCAGGCATTGAGGAAGAGATTGAGATAGAGATAATAAACCCAGACGCGATTTCTATCTCTGATGACGAGAGCGCCCTGATGATGGATTTCACTGACGAGGACTATGTCATCGAACACGGTGATAACCTTGTGGATTTCATGGAGGAGAGTCAGTTGACCACGCTCGGTAGTGAGCTGGTTGGTCTTTATGATGCTGACAAGGAAAGTCGTCATGACTGGGAAGAGTCCTATATGAAAGGACTCGATTTGTTGGGAATGCGCTTTGAAGACAGGACTACCCCGTGGGACGGGGCGTGTGGGGTTTTTCATCCACTCTTGTCCGAGGCGGTTGTCAGGTTCCAGTCACAAGCAATTATGGAAATATTTCCTGCCACTGGCCCTGCAAAGACCACCATCATGGGGGAGATCACGGAGGAAAAAGCCAAGCAGGCAGAGCGGGTACAGGATTACCTCAATTACCTGATGACGGTTAAAATGACAGAGTACCGTGGAGAAACGGAAAAGCTCCTTTTCTCTCTCCCGATTGCAGGCTCGGCATTCAGGAAGGTGTATTACGATCCAAGCATGGGGCGACCATTTTCGATGTTTGTTCCTGCCGAGGACTTTGTGGTGAGCTACGGCGCGGTGGAACTTCAGACATGTGAGAGAGCGACTCATGTGATGAAGAAAACCACGAACGAGGTGCTGAAATTACAGCAAAGTGGTTTCTATGCAGACATCGAATTGCCTGCACCAGCCCCGGATCAGAGCGAAATTTCTGCCAAATACAGTAAGCTCACTGGAGATCACCCGAATTATGAGGTAGATCAACGTCATACCCTGCTTGAAATGATGGTTGATGTCGATCTGCCGGGGTTTGAGGACTTGGATAAGGCGGAGCCTACGCATATCGGGCTGCCTTATGTCATTACTGTTGACAAGTCATCAACAAAGATACTTGCTATTCGCCGAAACTGGCGGGAAGACGACGAATTAAAGCTAAAGCGTCAACATTTCGTCCATTACCAGTACCTACCGGGCCTTGGCTTCTATGGATTCGGGTTGGTACACATGATTGGGGGTCTGACCAAGTCGGCAACCTCCCTCTTGCGTCAATTAGTTGACGCGGGAACGCTTGCAAACCTCCCTGGTGGCCTGAAAGCCCGTGGATTGCGGATTAAAGGCGACGATTCGCCGATTATGCCCGGCGAATTCCGCGATGTGGACGTTCCCAGTGGCGCAATCCGCGACAATATCACTTTTTTGCCCTATAAAGAGCCATCTGCCGTACTTCACCTGCTTTTGCAGGAGATTGTTCAGGATGGTAGACGTTTTGCCTCCGCAGCCGACGTAAAGGCGGCTGATATCAACGGCGAAGCGCCGGTTGGGACAACATTGGCGCTACTTGAGCGCGAAATGAAGGTGTTGAGCGCAGTTCAGGCCCGTGTTCATGCCTCGATGAAGCTAGAACTTCAAATTCTGTGCGATATCATCAAGGATTACGGGCCGGAGGAATATCCTTACGGCACTAAAGAGAACGCGATCACTGCCGAGGACTTTGATGAGCGGGTAGACATAATTCCGGTGAGTGACCCCAATTCCGGCACTATGGCGCAGCGAATTATGCAATATCAGGCCGCGTTGCAGTTATCTGCACAGGCTCCGCAGATGTATGACCTTCCCCTGCTGCACCGGCAGATGCTGGAAGTGCTTGGAATCAGGGATGCGGCCAAGATCATACCAAGTGAAGACGATATAAAACCCACCGACCCGGTATCGGAAAATATGAATATTATGGTTGGGGAGCCTGTAAAAGCCTTTATATACCAAGACCATGAGGCGCACCTTAAAGTGCATTTGGCGGCGATGAACGATCCGAAGATAGCCGAAATGCTTAATATGTCGGCTGATGCCGATGCTAAGCAGGGGGCGCTAAGCGCCCATATATCCGAGCATGTGGCCTTCCAGTATCGTCGGGATATCGAGAAAGAACTGGGTGTGTCGTTACCGCCGCCCGACACTACGTTGCCGGAAGACATTGAATATCGTCTGTCTCAGCTTGTAGCTCCTGCTGCTGAGCAGTTGACAGGAAGAGTCATACAGGAAGCTCAAGCCGAAGAGATTGCGGCCCAACAGGAAGACCCAATTATCCAGCTCCAGAAGGCTGAGCTTGAACTTGAGGCCAAGAAAGCCGCCGATAAGACTGAGGTGGATATGGCGAGGATAGATGCCGACCTTGAAAAGGCAGCAGCAAAAGATAACCTTGAGCGTGACAAGTTAGCCGCTGACGAGATGATTGAGGGCGCGAAGCTCGGTGTTAAGATTGCCGAGACCAACACCCGCGAAGAACTTGAAACCCGCAAGATAGCATCCAAGGATAAACTCGAAGGTGCTAAGCTCGGGGTACAGATCGCTAAGGAACTAATGATTGATGATCGTGAGCGGGAGGTCGAGGATAAGATTGACCGCAGAGAAATTGAGCGCGAAGAGATGATTGATCAAAGAGAGCGCGATAGTGAGTGAAATATTTAGTAATAACGCGCTTCGGGTGTTAAGAGAAAATATACGGATTATAATGAACGAGAGAGCTGACCATATTAGTACTGGTGGTTGTAGTAATTTTGATGAATACTCGAAGTGTTGCGGGGTGATTGAAGGACTCGCAATCGCTGAAAGAGAGCTTCTTGATCTGAACAAACAGATCGAAGAGGACTAATTCTCCACGGAATGTGGTGCAAGTGACTCTGGACACTTTCTTCCAGTGCAAGGACAAACTAATGGCAGAAGCATTAGCAGAAGCAGGATCGGTGGTCGCAGATACCTCCGCACCCCCTCGCAAAGC